TAAAACTTTTATTTCTGGTGCATCTAATGATGTCATTACATTAAATGGCTCAACCAAAGGTGGTCTTGCTGGAAGTATTATTAAGGTAACTGCTATAGCATCCGCTAAGTATGCTGTAGAAGGCATTACTTTAGGTTCAGGAACTTTAGTTACACCATTTGCTGACGCATAATTAGGAGCTTAATATGTCCACAAGAATGACAGGCAGTGATGTTAAAACTGCAACTACCACATCCAGTGCAACTGGTGGAGTTGCTTTAACATCAGGTAGATCAAGGCTTAGAGGATATGTGATTGCAGGTGGTTCATCAGATGGAACTGTAACTTTTAGGAATGGTTCTGTTACAGGAACTACTTTGTTTATTGCTCCATGCAATGCTAATGACACAGAAACACTAAACATACCTGATCAAGGTGTGTTGTTTGAAAGTGGCATACATGTGGTATTGAGTAACATTGACAGAGCTACTATCTTTACCTCTTAGAGTTAAATCAAAACATAGCCTTAGCAATAAGGCTATGTATTTAAGATGGCTGTAAAGAAAGCAAGAAAGCAAAAGATGGTGCCACGCACCAAGAAAAACTTTAGACCAACTAAAAAGGGTGCTGGCATGACTGAGGCTGGTGTCAAAGCTTATAGAAGAAAGAACCCCGGCTCTAAATTAAAAACAGCAGTCACTAAAAAGAAAAATCTTACTAAATCAGAGAAGGCTAGAAGAAAGTCATTTTGTGCTAGAAGTAAAGGTCAAATGAAGAAGTTTCCAAAAGCCGCTAAAAATCCTAACTCAAGATTGAGGCAGGCTAGAAGAAGATGGAGATGTTAGTTGGCAAAGCAAAAAAAACCTGACCCAAAAGTAGGCACAGGTAAAAAACCCAAAGGCTCAGGTAGAAGGTTATACACTGACGAAAATCCAAAAGATACTGTTAGTATAAAGTTTGCTACACCTGAAGATGCAAGAAAGACTGTTAATAAAGTAAAAAAGATTAATAAGTCTTTTGCAAGAAAAATACAAATTTTGACAGTGGGTGAG